ATTCGGCGACCGCTTGCAGGAATGCTGGAATCTTCCCAGCCACCCGCTCCTCGAAATACTCGGCCGCGACGCGCCAAGTGTGGCCGGGTTCGATTTGCTTGCGGGCGATGAGGAACGCCTCCACCTCCCGCTCCTTCCCGGCAAACGCCGCGGCAAAATCCTCCAGCCGGTCGCGGTCCCGCAAAGTATCGTTAATCGATACCGGCTCGACCGAAACCGGCGCCGGCAGGGCTTGCAGCTCCGCATTCACCGACTCAATCCGCGAATCGTAAACCGTCACCCGCTGCGGCTGGAATTCGCCCACCTCTTCGGGCGTATACATGCCATTCAGCACCGCTGGGAAAACCGCCCGCACACCTTCGGAGATCACACGCGCCCGCAACATCTGGCGCGGATAGCTTTTCCAGTTGTCCTTCCCGCCCAGCCCAGCCGCCTTGGCCCGGGCCATGTCCCAGTCGATGCGGAGGCTGCCGCCCTGCGGGTGCGAAAAGGTGGCTGAGACCTGTTCGTTCGTGTGGTCATGCCACTCCACCCGCCCGCCGGCCTGCTGGAACCTCGCCAGCATCGCGTCCGACTTGAGCGCCGCCCTGCCCTGGATGATGTGGTAGTCGCTGGCCACCGAGCCCGGATGCCTGCCCTCCGCCTGCGCCACCAACATCAAGGCCAATGCTTGATCCGCCGTCTTGACTCCGAAGAGTCCGCTCTTGGCGAGTGCTGTCGCCATGGTTTGCATGTCCCCAACTGGGACGAGTTGTGTGTTGCTCATAGATTATTCCTCTTGAGTTGTTTCTTGGGAAAACTGCCGCCCGATTGGACGGTGATGGGAGCCGTGCCGTGCTGAGCACTGCCCAGCCACGCCATGCCGCGCCGGGTCATGTCGCGCCTCACTTCTGCACTCAAAAAAGAATGCAGTGTGTGAAGCCTCGCCTTGCCGGACCTTGCCAGGCCAATCCGCGCCGGGTCCGGCAATGCCTTGCCTCGCCGCAAACTGCTGCCCCCCTAAGAAGGAAGCAGTGTGTTTGCCAGGCCGCGCCCCACCCAGCATCGCCTTGCCCGACCAAGCATCGCCTGGCCAAGCCGGGGCTTGCCTCACTGCAGCGGGGTCGTGCCCCGCTGTGTGTAAAGCCGCGCCATGGCATGCCTGGCCAGTCCGAGCCCTTGCCAGCCCTACCCCTCCTCGCCACGATAAAATCTCAAGCCCGCTCGTCATGCCGCCTCCTTCATGAGCCGCAGGGCTTTTTTGAGGGTCGGCACCTGTCGAGACATCAAAGCCGTCCGCACTGCGAGCCGCTCCAGCGTGGCCTCATGTTTGCGACGCTCCTCCTCGGTGAGCACATCCAGCCGGGTGTTTGTCCCGAGGATCACTCCCTTTTGCAGGGCGATCTTGGCTTGGTGCTGGAAGTTCTCCATCACGCGGGTGTTCGCCGCCGCATCCACAATGACGAACTGGTGCCCCTTCTGCCCTCGGCCCGAAAGATAAACACCGTTCCCAAGTAAGGCTGTGCGGATTTGCGAAAGCGCCAACCCAAAAGCCATGGTGTCCCGCTTCTCCTTGAGCCGAGTCTCGAAAAACTCGGCCTCGTAGGTTTTGCCGTAGTCCACGCCCTCGCGGATCATTTCCTCGTAGCAGTTCTTCCACAGCGGAAGACGCACGACTTCGGGTTGGGTTTCGTCTTCCATAATCACGCCTCCACAAGGAACCGGCCAAACTTCGGTCTCCAATCGCCCAGCCCGATCAACGCCCCCGCATCCTGCATGGCCTTGGTCAGGCTCTTGGGATTCACGATGCTCTCGTCAAATTCGATGGGGAACTGGATTGACCATCCGGTCGGCACCATTGGGCGGATGCGAATGATCCGGCTCTTCTGCACCGCCACGCCCTTGCGAAGAGTGAACCGCGGATCCGCGTAGAGTTTTTCCTTGTCGCGGGGGCCATCATATTTGAGCGCCACATGCGGCACCGCGCAAAAGACCGCCGCCTGGACATCCTTGCCGATGCGCGATTTTTGCGCCCCGAGTTGGATGCACCTCTCGATGTTGTCCGAGGGCACGATCAACCCATCGGCCTCATCCCAATACAGGCCCGCCTCCCACTCCAGCCGGTCGCGTTCCTCATAGTCGGCATCCGTCAGTTTTTTACTGCCCTTGCTGGTAATTTCCTTGATGCGACGCACCAAAGGATTCGTCGGATCGGCCATAAGGCCGTTGTGCATGACGAGCGGTCTGATGCCCGTCCATTTTACTTCGATTGTTTTCATGTGTGTGTTGATGCTCCCCGGGGGGGGGTGATCAGTCCGCGTCGCGAAACTCCCGCCAACGCCGCCGCCTCTCGTCCTCCCGCTCCTCCTCCCGCCGAATGCGGTGCCAGACCGATGCCTGGCCCGCCCAGTAGGCGAGGACGATGGAGACGAAGACGAGGCATGCGAGGGCGATGGCTTCCGGCGCGTTCATCCTCGGATTTGGTAGGTGCGCTTGTGGCGCCGGTTGAACCACTGCTGCACATAGCGCCGCTCCCGCGCCTTGCGGATCCGGTGCTCAATCGCGCCGTGGAAAAACCAGACCAGCAGCCCGACAAGGGCGAACCCGATGGCAAAGTCCGAGGCCGTCATTTAGACCCCCATTCGCGCCTGACATAGTGCGGCCACAGGTTGTGCTTGTTCTGAAATTGAAGCTCCGCATCCATGCGGCTCTTCGCCCAAAAGTAATCCCCAAGGATGCCGAACAAAGGGTCGGTGCTCTGGCAGAAATACAGACTCATTGCAGCACCCCCTTCTCCACCGCCGCATCGAGTTCCGAGACCCGCAGCAGCGTTGCGCCGCCGAGCTTGTAGAATTTGAGGATGCCCGCACCCTTCAGCGCATACAGTGTCGTCACCGACACGCTCAGGTATTGGGCGGCCTCTTTAGGTTTCAAATAACCAGGCTTCATTTTTTACTACCCCTTTTGGTTTTGGTTTCCCGCTCGGCCATTCGGCCAACGGCCTGCGCGACCAAGCGGCTGATTGGAACTCCCGCTGCCGCCCTGCTTTTGGTTTTCAGAAACCCGTAGATTTCTTCCGGCAGACTCACGGAGATTTTGACGAATGCGCCTTGCATTGGTGCTACTGGATAAACCGCGGTGCTACCGAGTAAAGAAAAACTTTTTCAATAGGGTGATCACCCCATGCATTTTTCTATTGACACGCCCATGAATACTGGCGCGGCGGGCGAAAATATTTTTTAGATATTTTTTGCTTTGGTGGTAAAAGGTGCTACTGGTGGGATTGTATGAAACCCAAAAAAGGAGCAGCGAAAGTAAATATTTCGATGCCCAAAGAGCTGTTCGACTACCTCAAAAAAGAGGTCGAAGAACACAACGCGAAACCAGAAAATCTGCATTGCCCCACTGACTTTTCCAAGATGGTGCAAAAGGCCATTTGGGCAATGATGGCTGAAGAACGGGCAACCGTCCTGCCCGGACAAGCCATGCCCGACCGCATCATCTTGAACAACGACTCGGGAAATGCACCGGCCCAGCCTCACTCTGGGCGGAATATCATCGAGCCGTCCGAAACCTCCGTTGGTGGATACTCAACAGCCAGGAGCACGACCTACCGGAAAACTGGGAAGGCGAAATAATCGACCTCACATTGCCATGGCTATCATCAAATGGTTCGGCTGGCTCACCCTCGCCATCCTCTGCGCCTCGGCAGTCGCCAGTCGCGTCGAAGGAGGGTGGGCGTGGTTGTGGGTGTTCGCCGCTTTCTACGCCCCTTGGGGTCTCCGCGCCGCCATCCGCCGAGAACGGCACGAAGCCGGAAACCAACGCTTCTGGTCTTTTATCATTCTCCTCTGCCTCCTCGCCCTGTTCACCAGCGGCTGCGCCACCGCCGAACGCGAAGCCGCCCGCAAAGCCAAGTTTGACGCCGAGTGGGCCGCCAACTTCACCGACCGAAAAGTCACCATCCACTCCGCCCCCAGCGGCGCCATTGTGGACTTGAACGGCGATGTCATCGGCACCACCCCGTTCACCTACGACCTCAAACGCTGCTACCGCGGCAGCTGGCCGGCGAACGGCCACATCATCCAAGTCCTCCGCGCCCGCTGGCTCGACGGCATGGCCCTGCTCGAGCCCTTCCCCACCACCTCCACGCCCCCTGAGACCGTTTTATTCATGCACCCCCACGCGACCCAATACATGCAAAGCGCCGCCGCCCCCACCATCAGCCAGAGGTAGTGGCACAAAACTGGCACCAACGCGCCACTTAGTGCCACTTTCAGTAGGTAAAAAGGTGGGTTCGAATCCCACCCCCTCCGCATTTTGGAATGGTTCGGAAAAGATTGGAAAAAGACCGCAGAGCCTTTGTTTATGCGGGTTGGCGGGAGGTTTGTAGAATCCGAAAAAAATCGGCAAAAATTAAAAAGTGGCACTGACTGGCACTGCAGTGCCATTTTATTGCAATGGACGCGCAAAAGCTCATTCCTCAATTCAACCGCAAACGGAACCGCTGGGTGATCGATGTGCCGGCGTCTTTGAATGGGGGGAAGCGATTGAGGAAGTTTTTTGCGTCCCAGGAGGAGGCGAATCGGGAGCATGCGAAGATGGTGTTTGGGTTGTCGCACCAAGGGGTGTTGCCGTCACAGGTGGCGAAGGGGGATCGGTTGGTGGATTTTGTGGGGTTGTTCTTGGCGAAGAAGTCGGTGGAGGTGGAGCCGGTGACTTTGCGCCAGTTGAAGTGGGCGCTGAATATGCTGGTGGAGCGGGCGGGGCTGGGGGGGCTGGAGGAGTTGGATGCGGCGGCGGCGCGGCATTGGGTGGATCACCTGCCGCTTGAGACTCGGGGCCGGTTCAATGTGTTTGCGGTGTGCAGAGACTTTTTCAACTGGCCGACGGTGCGGGAGCGGGTGCCGGTAAATCCGTTCTCGGATGCTCCGCCAAAGAAGGACAAGGGGGCGCGGCTGGAGATTCTGACTCCGGCGCAGATGCAGAAGCTGATGGCGGCGGAGTGGCCGGCGTGGTTCCGGGCTTGGTTGGTGGCGGGGGGATTCGCGGGGATGCGGACTCGGGAGATTTTTGCGGTGGACTATTCGGCGATTGATTGGGACTACGAGGAGATCACGATCCGCACGGAGGATTCGAAGCAGGGATGGGCGGCGCGGCCGCGGAACATCACGATCCAGCCGGCGTTCAAGCGGCACATGCCGACGGGGAAGGGGCTGCTGGTGGCGGGGTGGAGCAAGAAAAAATGGGAGCCCATGGCGAAGGAGGCGTGCTGGTTGATCGGCGTGGAGGAGGGCGTGTGGCCGTCAAACTGCCTGCGGCATTCGTTCGCGAGCTACCACCTGGCGCACTTCCGCGATGCGGCGAAGACGGCGTTTGAGATGGGGCACACCAGTCCGGCGTTGCTCTACCAGACCTACGCGAATTGCGTGACCCGGCGCGAGGCTGAAAAGTGGTGGGCGGTGTAGCCGAGGCTACGGCATGGCTTGGCCGGGGGTGGCGGTTGATGGCGCGGCTTGCGGCTGTTTTGCCACATAATACCAGTCTGGATTTACTGATTTGAAAACCTCCTCAATCTGCGAATCCAGCAATCGGGAATCATTGAATTGATCCGAAACCACCTTGGCTACTTCTTTTCCATTTAAAGTCAGAGAATACTCGTAGAGTCTTTTGAAGTCTTTGGATGCCGGGTCTAAATAATCATTGAATTCCAAAACCCAGTCGTTGCCGTTTGCGTCAGTAAAATTGTGATTGGAATAAGGAGAATTCTTGTCATCCAACCAGGGCCACCCTTTTGAAGCCTCTTTTTTTAGACTGGATTCTGCCGCCTGCAAAACTTGAGGTTGATTGCGAAGCTCAAATTCAATAAGTGGCAGATCATCTAAATTGTTTTCTTTTAAAACCTGTTCACGGTTTCTTGAAGAAATCTCATCGTTGATTGAAACAAATTCGGGCGAATCTATAATTTCGATGTCTTTTTCTTTTATGTCTCCAAGATAGAAAATTTCGTTATCGTCTTGGATTAGTTTGGTGCTGGCATCAAACAATGGCTCGGATTCACCGCCTGCAATCTGTCTCGCAAAATCTTTTTTATCTCCAACCACTCGATGCACGCCGGTTATTTTTGCGCGGGACTGAATGACCTTGTTAAGTTCTTTTCCATAAACCGCAGCTTCATACCCATTTTTAGTTCCTACCAAAAACGCCTTGAACTCCCTTGGCAAAGCACGGCCCATTTCATGGTCGCTAATAACCATTCCGTCTTGATATTGGGCCCATCCTTCTTCTCCAAAAATGTCAAATATAACATCGTCAGACACTGCCTTAATGGTCGCTTGATTTTTTGGGAATTGAATCAAGGCGTCAAAAATTTCTTTGGGCGTGCTACTAAAGTTGGTATCGATTGCAAAGCCTGCTTTGGCCGCATTAGCAGCGTTATTGGCAAGCACTTTGTCAAAAATAGGAACCAACTCTTCTGACAACATTGTTGCCTCATAAATTGCATCCTGTATTAGCCGACCGCCAGGATTGCGTTCTGCATCTTTTTTGCCGTATCGTTTGACTAAAATGTTTTGCAGGCGTTTTGTTTCATCTTTTGCCTTTTTTGCCTTTTGAGCAAAATCCTCTCCAGCTATTGTTTTGTTCAACTCAAACAATTCAGCATCATTTCCTGCTCGCTTAGCCTCTTGATAACTTTTTAATCCAACCGCATCCGGCATGGCTTGGCCTTTAGGCGCCGGCAGGTCTCTTGACAAGTCGGGGAGCGGGGTGGGGATTTCGGGGAGGAGGTTGCCGTTGGCTTTGTCGTAGTCGAAGTGGAAGCCGGTGCGGCCGGTGCCGGTGGCGGCGTCGAGGCGGTCGAGGCGGAATTGTTTGATGGCGGAGCTGGGGCCGGCGATTTTGCCGCTGAAGGGGTTTGCGCCCTTGTTCACATTGGTGGCGATGCCGATGAGGGAGTTGATGGCGTCGCGGCGTTGCTCGCCGATTTTGTTGCTGCCGGGGAGGTCTTGGCGGTGGTTTTCCATCCACTGCTTGAGGTCGGCTTCGATGGCTTTGAGGTCGTTGTTGTAGAGGCGGCCGAGGGTGGGGTCTCCGGCGTTGATGGCTTTGAGGGCGCGGTTGCGGAATTGGGTGAGGTCGAGGACGGAGGTGAGGAGGTTGCCTTTGGATGTCAGTTCCCAGCCCCAGGGGATGACTTCGCGGGTGATGGCTTCGAGGTTGCCGAGGTTGCGGACGCGGAAGCTGCCGGAGTCGCCGGTGCCGATGCTGTGGTAGCGGACCATGAGGGATTCGCCATTGGCTGCGGCGGTCTCGAGCTGGCGGGCGAAGGTGCGCTGGTGCTGGGCGAAGCCGTTGAGGAAGTCGAATTGCTGGGGGAGTGTGCGGCCGCGGACGGTGACTCGGCCATCGGCGGTTTTTTTGGGGCCGAGGTTGGGGTCTGTGGCGGGGAGGAGCTTGGAGCCGACGAGGGCTTTTACCTGCTGCTGGCGTTTGGCGGTCTCGGCGTTGATGTCGCGTTGGTCGCGGAGGATGGCTTGGCCGGTGGCGGGATCGATGCGGGCGAATTCGTTGGCGAGGACGCCGCCGCCGTAGTCGTGGAAGGTGACGAGGGGGTTGTTGACGAGGTCTTGCGGGCGGGCGGTGGGGGCGACCCGGACGCCGCGGGCTTTGGTTTGGTCGGGGTGGTTGATCCAGTTGCGGTAGTTGTTCAGATACTGGCCGACTTGTTTTTTGAGAACTGGGTCGGTGTCGAGGATGGGGTTGGTTTTGAAGAGGGGGTCGGGCTGGCCGGTGACGGGGTCGATGCGGACGCCGGAGATGGAGAGGGCGTTTGCCTGGGCGCCGAGGATGCCTTCCATGCTGCCGAGCCAGGAGCCTTCGGCGGGGAGGTTGCGGCGGATGGCGGCGAAGTCCATGGATTGACTGGCTTGGCGGAAGTCTTCGGCGAAGATTTCGTCGCGGGCCCAGTCGAGGGGGTCGGTGTCGCCGCGGAGGAGGCCGGATTGGCCGAGTTCGTCCATCTTGGCTTGGATGGCGTCTTGGGAGATGGCGAGGTTTTGCCCGGGGAACTTGGCGGCGTTTTCGTTCTGGATGAGTGTGGTGGCGTATTCGCGGGCGCGGGCTTCGACTCCGGCTTGGGTGTAGCGGCGGGTGGTGAAGGCGCGGATGGAGTCAGCCTGCATGCCGCCGAGGGCGCCGGACTTGATGAGGGCGTGGCCGAGTTCGTGGGGAACGATGCCTTCGCGTTTGGCGTCGAGGTTGATGAAGATGCGGGCTTTTTCGCCGGGGGCGGCTTGGACATGGAGGCCGGCGGCTCCGGTTCCGCCGAGGGCTTTGGTGTTGAGGTCGAAGTCGGTTTTGTTGAGCGGGACAAATTCCACCTTGTCGCGGAAGAAGCCTTGCATGGAGGCGAGGTCGCCGAGCTGCTGGGGGGAGTAGGTCTGGGCGAATTTGCCGACATCTCCGCCGGCGAGTTCGACATCGATGAGCATGCGGGCGATGTCGGAGGAGCGGGCTTCGGCGCGGCGTTGTTTGAGGCCGGTGAAGCGGCTGGCGGCTCCGCCTGCGGCACCGAATGCGGCTCCCATGCCGAGCATGTTGCCGGCGGCTTGTTCCTCTTCGGCATTGAGGGCGAGGGCGACGAAGGGGGCGTTGGCGGCGGCGCCTTTGATGGCTCCACCGGCTACAGCAGAGGCTCCGCGGACGCCTTGGACGATGGCGGGATTGGCGAGGGAGTCAGCGATGGCGCGGGTTTGCGGGCCGAAACGGGGATCGGCGGCGATGCGTGCCGGGGTGCTTTCAATGGCCCGGAAGCGGGTGGGATTTTCGAGGACCTCGCGGACGGGAGAGAGTTCTGGGAAGGCGTTGAGCTTGGTGGCGACTGATGCCTGAGCGACGGCGTCAAGGCCATCAGCGGGATCGGCGGCGATGCGGAGGGCGACGCTGGTGGGGCCTGCGACTTTCTGGACGGTGCGGAGTGTGCCAACGCCGCCTTTGTATAAAAGGTAGGCGCCGCCGAGAACCTTGGCGACATCCTGCACCTGAGAGAGGACGGGCACATCTGTATCCATGCCGAATGCGGCACCGCCGACACCCCCGGCTGCGGCCCATTTGGCAATCTTGGTTTGGTTCTCTGGTGAGAGGCGGGTGCCTTTTTCGATGATGGACTGGAGGCGTGCGGCGCCTGCTTCTGCGGCATCCGCGCCGGCGCCTGCGGTTTTTTCAAAGATGCGGGCAGTGCGGGAACCGCCTGCTTTGGCGAGTCGTGAGAGGCCGAGGGATTTGGCGCCTGCGCTAAATGGCACGGCCATGGTGGCGACATTGGTGGCTTCCAGCAGACCGCCGGCGATGTCTGATGTGGCCTGCATGGGCTGCTCCATCTGGTTGCGACCAGTGACGAGGCTGGTGATGAATTCGGTGGGTGCGGCGGTATTGGCGACCCATTCCTCAAGCTCTGCCTGGCGGGTGCGTTCGGCGAGGAAGCGGTCAAATTCGTCGTCCTTCAAATCCTCCTCGGTGGCGGGACGGATTTTGCGTCCTTGGTCGATAGCCTCAAGTTGCTTGGCGGCGAGAAACGCGGCGTCGTCCATGCCGGCGCCGGTCTGTCCGTAAATAAACTCTCCGGTGTCTTCGTAGCGGCCTATGGGGTCCGAGGCATTAGCTTGGCGGAGCCAGCGGGCGACATCGTTGGTATTGCGCCAAGATTTTTTCGCCGTGGCGATCATGGTGGCTGGCGAGCGGGCGAGGAAATCGCCGGGATCGTCAACAAGTTCATTAGCCATTTCGCCGAGCGTCTGAATGAATGCACCGGCGCCAGTGGCGGCATAATCAAGGAGGCCCGGGAGTTTTCCTTCGGCCTTGAGGCGGGCTTTGGCGTCCTTGGCTTCAAAGAATTCTTCGCGGTTCGGAATGTAGGTGGGATCGTCAAAGACAGAAGCGACGAGCTTTTGATCCAGTTCGTCGGGGGTGAAGGAATTTGCCTCTTCGTAGAGATCAAGTTCCTCGGCGGTGTATTCGCGGGCGGAGTCGAGCTGCGCGATAGGCCCCATGGCAAGCGGCGTGGCAGGCGGTTGTGCAGGCGATGAAGGTGCCGCGGCATCCTGCGCCTCCATGGCGTCGAGTTCTTCGGGAGATAATTCCCTATTGAGCTGGAGCATATTTTCCGGTTTGGGGATTTAGTTTCCAGAGTTGGCCGCGGATGATGCGTTCGGCGGGGAGTGAGGGAGCGGCCTGCTGGGCGGCCTGGGGAGCGGGTGCGGAGTCGCCGAGGCCGGCGGAGAGCATGCGGCGGGAGCGTTCGAAGTAGTTGCGCCAGACGGGTGCTGGGTCGTCGATTTTCGGGAACATGTCCTCGAGGAATTTGCGCTCGTCGTTGGTGAGGGGCTTCACATACTTCGCGGCGTCGAGGACATCGTTTTTGGTGGTGTTCGCGAGTTCGAAGCGTTTGGCGTAAATTTCTGGGTTGAAGAATTTGTCTCTGACTTGTGCCGCAGGAGCGAGCGGGCCGACGAGATTGTCGAGGTCAGGCTCGAGTTTGTTGATGGACTCGATGGCGCTGGAGATGCGGGTGCGGGCCGCGGCGGATTCGTTGGCTTTGGACCGGGCTTCGGCTTGGGCGGCGGCGAGGTCCATCTGGGCCTTTGCGGCTTCGGCTTGGGCTTTGGGGGTAGATTGCTCGGTTTCCATTTTCTGGATTTCCATGAGGCGGTTGGCGAGGACTTCTTGCGATGGGAGCACACCTTGGATTTTGCCGTTGGGGAAAAACTCGTGGATGAGTTTTTTGAGCGCCTTGGGCTTGGCGTCGAACTCCTCCTGCGTGGCGGCGCTGAGAACAGAATAATCAAAGCCGACGCCTTTGGATTGAGGGGGCGGCAATGGTTCGGGCTGGGGGATTTCAGCAACCGGGGCGCTGAAGTTGTTGAGGTCTTCCGCAGAAGGCGCAAGCGGCAACTGCGGGTCTTCGTATGGAGGGTAGTTCATTGAGGGTTGGTATTGATAGTGCCGAAATAGACGGGAGGTTTTTGAGTGGAAGTCCCGGTGGAGGGCATGGGGACTTGATTGGGAGGAACCTGGCGGGCGGCGGCTTGGTTGGCGGCGTTTTGTCCGATGCGCGATATGGAGTTGCTGTATTGGGTGTTGATCATCCACTTTTTTAGATCGTCATCAAAAATGCTCTCGGCGGTGGAAACATAGGCTTGGCGCTTGCCAAGGGGCATGGTGTCGAATTTTTCAATGGTTTCTTGGGTGAAAAGCGGAGTGCCGTCGGATTTTTTGAGGCCCTTGAGCATGTCAAACTTGGCATTGATGCCGTCGGATGCGATGCGGTTTTCTTGGGACTTTGCGTAGGCGTCGCCGAGGTTGGCGAGGGCGTTGGAGAGGGTTTCCTGTTGCTGGGCGGCTTGCTCGGCTTGCATCTGCCGGTTGTTCATTTCGATCTGCCAAAATTGTGCGGGTGTCATGGTAGTGGTGGGTTGGGGTTGTGGGTTTTGTAATTAAGAACTTAAAGCGGCAGCGCCGCCGCCAACAACGGCTCCGCCAGCAATTGCATAGGGATTGCCTGTAACTGCCATTGCGCCTGCGCCGCTCAAAGCTCCCATTCCAATGTTTCCAAGCGTGCTTAACATTCCACCTCCTCCGCTGCTAAATTGACCGCCGGTGTAGATGGGTTGGACTTGGCCGGTGATGGCGCCGAGTTGGCCGAGGGCGGGCTGGGTCATGTTGGCGTAGGGGGAGCCGACTCCGGCGAGCATCATTCTGGGGTTGGTGGACATGCTGAAGTTGTAGATGTCTTGGCGGGTGCCGAGCTGGCGGGCGCGTTCCGCGTCAGCGAGGGAGGAGGATTGACCGAGGAGGCCGAGGTTGTAGCGGTCGGTATCGGCCAAGATGGCGGAGTTGGTCTGGCGGCGGGCGAGGTCTTGCGTTTGGATGCCGCTGGCAAAGGCGAGGTTTTCGGCTTCGCGTTGGCGGGAGAAACGGTCGCGGTTAAGGAGTTCGGCGGCGGCGGCGGATGCTCCGGTGCCGAGACCGCGTGCGGCGTAGCTGGCGCGGGATTGCTGGATGGCGTCGCGCTCGGCTTCTGCGGAGAGGTTGCCTCCTTGATTTGCTTTTTGCAGAGCCGTAGCCATGAGGCTGTCGCCGAGGGCTCCGGCTTCTGTGGTGCGGGCGGTGGTGCCTTTGCCAAGGGCGGCTTGGAGGCGGTTGTATTCGGCGGTTGAAGCGATGGAATCTTGGGCGCTTTGGATTAACTGGTCGCGTTGGGCGAATTCGTTTTTGAAAGCGGATTTAAGGTCGGCGAGTGGGTTGATGTCTTTGACGCCTGCGAGCTGCTTGTCGTATTTCGCGTCAATCGCGGCGAGGCGTTGGTCGTATTTTGCCTGGTCGAATGTTTTGGCTTTTTCCTGCTTGGTTTTCCACTTATTGAGCTTTTGTATATCGTCTTGCTTATTGATCCGAATGTCATCCCGGGCGGCTTGGCGGAGGGTGCTTTTGGGGTCGGTCAAAAGATCAACGCCGTAGAGAGTGTTTAGGGCGGATTGGTCTCGGGAGGTTGCCCCGAGGACGCTGGCGACTTCGGGGGCGTAATTGATGAGTTGTTCAATCTGGCCTTTGCTTAATTGCAATGACTTGCCGACATTAAGTTTTGGTTCTTTGGCTCCTCCTCCTCCACCGCCTCCATACATGCCCAGCAACGGCAAAAGGACGAGTGGGTTGAAATTTGAAAAATCAAGCCCGGAGGCGATGAAGTTTAGAAGTGTATCGAAGATGCTCATTTTATTGGTGGGTGGTGGTGGGTTTGGGTGAGGAATCGGAATCGTATTGGCGGACGATGGGGCTTACGGCCCGCATGTGGTCCCAGCCGCCGGTGAGGTAGGCGACATGGAGAAAGATGTCGATTTCACCGCAGCGGACGGCAGGGGATTTGATTTCGTCTCCGTCGATCCAGCGGTTGCACGCGGAGAGGATGAGTGGGAACAATGTGGCGGAATGCCGTAAGTAAAAAGGATTCAGCGAAAGGGCTGTGACAAAATTTGCCAAGGACTTTGAAACATCGGCAACGGTGGGGGCTTTATCGCCATCCACCAAGTCGTCGATGACATGCTCGAAATTCCAAAATGCCCACATCCACTGAAAGGCGTGTGGGTCGCCATTGGCGACTTGTGCCAAGATGGATTTGGCAAGTGGGTTTTCGGATTGCTCTTCTGGCTTGTCGCAGTAGGCGCTCATTCTTTTGTCTGCTGTTCCAAAATCTCCTTCGGCTCCGCCACCTCGATAGATGCCATGAGGTCATTGAGTTTTCCTGCTGCGTATTCCACAAGCATCCGGTTCCCGCTCACGCGGGCGGCGGCATAGGCTTCGATTAGTTCGGCGAGTTGCTGTTTCATGTTAGCTTCCGATCAGTCCGTGCGCTGTTAGGTCGTCAATCAGCGCATGGACGCGCTCGGCCAGTTGCGCGGTTGTCACGGAGCTGGTCGCAAATGTCGTGCGCGTGGCCGGTCCGGTAGGAGCTGCCCATCCAGTTCTTCGGTTTGTGACAACCTGAGTGGCATCAACGCGCAACACACCTGTTACATTTGCATCGCCGTTGACATCCAGATGGTAGGCTGGCGATGTTGTTCCAATGCCGACCCGGCCAGTATTGGTAAGTCGCATGCGCTCGACGCCGCCTTCTACCAAGGCGATGGAATCGGTAGTAGGTCTTGTGAAACCTGTATTGGTATCGCCCGTGAATGAATAGCCAGGGGAGGTAGATGTGCCTGCGTTGGCAAGAACCTGTCCTGTGGTGGTTATGTTTTGCGTGCCGAAGTTCGGAGAAACTTTTGTTCCAGCAATGGCGGCGGTGGCAGAGATGTCAGCATTGACGATTACACCAGATCCGATGGCTGTGACTCCGGTGTTACTGATCGTGACATCACCGCTTAGTGCCGTGGCCGTGGGCACATTGCTGGCGTTACCGAGGAGGACTTGACCGGCGGGAATGCTGGCGAGCTTGGAAAGGGCGATGGCGGCGGAGGCGTTGATTTTGGAGTCGGTAATTCCTCCATCAGCTAACTTTGTTCCGGCTATTGCTGCCGTGGAGCTGATGTCGGCGTTGACGATGTTGGAGACGGTGCGGGCATCGTTGAGGCGGGTGGGGGTGACGGTGTCGCCGGAGGAGAAGGTGTATGCGTAGGAGGCCATTTTTTAGTTTTCAGTTTTCAGAGTTCAGTTTTCAGTTGAGCGTGCGGGTTTCGGTGGGGTCGAAGTTTGAGATTACGGCTTCGGCGCTGATTTGGCGGAGGATGGGGCGTCCGGCGGTGGTGCGGAATCGGAGGTCAAGGGCGGTGGCTTTGCAGCGCAGTGGGGCTTTTAGCGTGTAGTCTTCTTGCTGGCCGGTGGAGTTGGTGAGGGAGGCGATCTGGAAATCGGAGTCGAAGTCGGTGGTGACGGCATCGAGGGTGCAGGCGGCTCCGGCGGGGAGGACGAGGCTGGCTTTGGAACGGGTGAGGCGTTTGGCGTTGAGGCTGCCCCAGCCGTAGCGGCGGGTGAGGAGGGTGCTGCCTTGGTAGTTGGTGCTGATGCCGCTTTGGGTGTCGTCCGCGCCGGACTCGTATTCGTCGAGGAGGAAGATGCCGCCGGGGCGGTTGACGATGAAGAGGCGGCGCTGGGTGCCGTAATCGGTGACGAGGAGGTTTTGGATTTCGAAGCCGAAGGTATCCAGGTATTCCCACTGCTGGTTGAGCATGTTGTAGGAAAGGAGGATGTGGATGCCTTGTCCTGCTGGGGTGGCGCTGGCGGAGCGGGTGATCGACAGGTAGTAGCGGTTATTGAAATAGATGGCGGAGGATTTGTGGGCGTGGACTGGGTCGATCTGTAAGAGGAAGTCGGCGATGGGGTCAGAGAGGGGCATGGTGTTGCCGCGCAGCTTGAGGTCGAATTGGTTGTCCAATCGGTAAACGCCGGAGTCGCTGAGGAAAAAGACGAACACGCCTGCGGTGGCGATGGATCGCGGGGCGAGGCAGCCGATCTCGTTGGTGAGGAGTTGCAGGCGGGAGGCAACGGGGTCGAGCGAGACGCCATCGACATCCATGACGGCGGTGGCGAGGTAGATGGATTTGCGCCCGAAGATGAGGGCTTGGCCTTCGGCGTAAGGGTGGATGGCGACGATGTGGTCATTCGAGCCTTGGTTGGCGCGGAAGGATTTCAGCAAAGGATCGTAGGTCTCGGCGTCGAGGACATCGGAGACGAGGATTTCGTCGCGGCCCCGGGCGAGGAGGGTTTGGTTGTTGATGTAGGCGGCGACGGAACCGGCGGGCATGCGGCTGAATGAGACTCCGGCGGGGTGCTGGCCTGTGCCTACGCGGGTGAAGGAGAGGGAGGAGGGGTTGCCATCCCAGACGAGGGTGGGCAGGACGCGCTGGGCGAGGAGGGTATTGCCGGTGAAGAAATTGGAAACATCGGGCACGGCCCAGGCGGTGTGGACGCCGGATTGTGTGCCGGAGGTGGTATTGATGGCGGTGCCGCCAATGGTGCTGGCGACTTGGAAGGTATTCGCGGCGGCGGCGACGACATAATACCGGGTGCCTGCGACGAGGGCGGTGGGCAGGGCTCCGGTGGTGGTGAATTGGATGGCTTGGCCGTTGGAGAGGTTGTGATTATTCCAAGTGACGACGCCGGGGTTGGCACTGGTGATAGTGACGGTGGATGTGGCATCCAGCGTGGAGGCGAAGGTGAAGGTGTTGGGGTCGGTGGAGGTGATAGTGTGGTCGGCATTGTGCGCGGCGGCGCTGGACCCGGTAATGCGGACGACATCGTTCGTGCTGTAACCGTGGGCGTTGAGGGTGACGGTGGTGGTGCCGCCTGTCTGCGTGACGCTGGTGGGGCGCTTGTATGTGAGGGAGGGCCGGTGGCGGTGGAGGTAGAGCTTGTCGAAGGCTTGCAGGACGGTGATCTCGTCGTCGGGCTCGGTGGTGTCGGTATTCGGGAAGCCGATGGTGGCGATGATACCGGCGGGGGGTTCTTTCCAGAGATAGGCGGAGGAGGAGGTGACGAGGACGACGAGTTCGGAGGCGTTGTCGTAGCGGGGGGAGGAATAGACGCCGCTGGCAAAGATGCCGCCCGAGTAGGTGGTGGAGACGATGGGGCCTTTGTTGGCAAGGAGGGTGCCGGTGGCGTTGGCCGCCGGGGTGTTCAGCATCGTGTAGGTGAAAGTGGTGGCATTCGTCACGGTGATGATAAAATCGCCGTTGTAGAGGGCTTCAGAGGCTCCACGGATGTTGACTTTGTTGGTGCTGGAATATCCGTGCGCGGGGGTGGTGGTCACGGTGGCGGTGGTGCCGGAGAAGGTGATGGAGGAAATGACGACATCGTTGGCCAGGGCGAAGGGAACGGTGAGGGGCGTGTCGCCTGCGGCGATGCCGGAGGTGAGGAGCTTCGCGCCTTTGCGGGTTTGGGCGACGCCTCGGTCGAGTCGCATGTTTTCGACATATTGGACCATGCCCGGCTGGAGTTGCAGCGGGTTCAAACGAGAGGCCATGCCGAGGAATCCGGCGTCGCCTTCGATGATGGTTTGGTCGTCGGGCATCTACTTCTATAATATCACCGGCCTAAAATGCTGCGGATGGCGGCGGTGCTGAGGCGGCGGCGGTTGTTGGTGCTAAAGAGGTCGCGGATGGCTCCGGCGGTTTTGTTGGGGTATTCGGCGATCTTTTGGCGAACCTTGGGCAACAGGTCGTCGGGGATGCCGGGGATGCTGGGGGTGGCGGGAGTGGGCTTGGTGCCAGGTTTGATTTGGCGGTAGCCGGTGATGTAGAGAAGCTGGCGGCTGCCTTCCTGGTAGTAAGGGAAGTTTTGTTTTTCGACCAATCCTTCACGGTGCGCGGCGGCGAGGATTTTGGGGACTTCGGCGATTTCGCAGTCGAGGTCGGCGGCGATTTCGTCGGGCGAACTCCAACCGGGCGGGAGGGAGTTGGTGCGTTTGGCGATGGTTTTCCAGGTCATAGGTAAATGGGGGCGGTCATGGTGCGGCCGCGTTTCTTATCCAGCAAAAAGTATGTCTGGAGTGGGGGTTCGAAGCTCGCCTTGATGCTGAGGGCGAATGCGTTATACCCTACGAGACTTCCGTTGCAGAGCCAGTTTGAGTTCTGTTGATAACGGTGCCAGTGGCCGAAGATGTCGAGGTCGGCGCGGTTGGGGCTCTTGTTCCATGCGGCGATGGCTTTGTTGACGCCGATGCTGATGTCGCCGACGCCGCCGTTGTATTTCAAGGCATCTCCGTGGTGGAACCGGATGTTGCGGCCATAGACTGACATGAAGTTGAAATACTGGTCGGCGATTTGGAATTCGATTTGCTGGTCTCCGGCGAGGCGTCCTTCGAGGATGCGGTAGAGGAGCCATTCGTAGGAGTGCTTGGCTCCGGTGGCGTGGCGAGGTTTGACTGTTGTTCTGCCGTGGTTGCCGTAGCTGGTGGGGATGAGGATCCGCTTGAAATGGGGCTTGAGTGTGGCGAGGCCGGACAGGAGCCGCTCTTGGAGCCAGAGGAGGGTTTCGGTGGGGGTTTTGGAGTTGGTCTCGGCGAGTTCCTCATGAATCATTCCTGTGAGCAAATCTCCTCCGAGCCAAAGGATGAGGTCGTCGATCTTGGCTCCGTGGCGTTCGATCTCGGTGAGGCGGGCGATGGTGGCGAAGAATTTTTCGATGCGGGATTTTGCGATGTTGAGGTTGTATTGGTTGAGACCGTTGACGGAGGTGGATTCGACGGTTTCCTCAACATGCCAATCGCTGGCCATGGCGATGGCTACGGCTTCGGCTTTGTCTGTCATGGACACTTCCAAGGGACGCGGGCGGATTTTGGATTTGCCCAGGGAGAGGGCGATGCCGAGCTGCTGCTCGAGATCGGCGACGGTGTGCTGGTATTGCTGGATTTTGGCTTTGAGCGAATCGACTTCGCTTTTGTGGGCGGTGGCGGCTTGCTCGCGGGCGATGGCGGACCAGGATGTTTTCATGTGGGTTAGGCTTCCTCCTCTTCGTCTTCTTCTTCGTCTTCCTCGCATGGCCAGAGGATTTCGGAGGCGTCGTTGGCGAGGGATTTGGCGGCGTAGTCGTTGCCGAATTTGAATTCGGAATGGTAGGTGGTGCCTTCGGCGTCCCATGAGACGACGCAGACGCCGTGCTCAAAGTGCTCGGCGAGGAGGGCGCGGGCTTGCTTGAGGATGGCTTCGCGGTCTGCGGGGGCTTTGGGCTTTTTGCTCATGCGAAGATGTCTTTGCCTGCGGCGACTCTCTGGCGCATTTGGGCGAGGGTGAGGCCGGTGGGGAGTTCAAAGTGGGGAGTGTCTTTGAAGCTCTTGAAATCGCCGCCCCACACGATGCCGAGGCTTCGGGCGGCTTGGCCGATCTCGGTGTAGATGGGCGAGGCGGTGAGGTAGCGTTTGCTTTTGAAGAGGCCGATGTCCCAGGCTGTGCCGAAATTGTGATTGGAAAATCCGGCGCGGGCGTTGGTGACTTTGGGGCCGGGGGCGGTGCGGCCTTTGGCGTAGAGTGCAGATTGTTCGGAATAGCTGCGGAGGCCGCTGATGATTTTGACCACTACGCCGTGCTGGCGTGCGATGGAGGTGGCGAGGACCATGAATTCGCGGGCGCGGGGCTGGACGCGGGGGTGGAGCGTGGAGATGTTGCGCTCGGTGCGGGGGTCGAGGGCGGCTGCGGAGCTAATGGCTGGGGTGGGCTGGGGGGCCGTCTGGGACGACGGCGCTCCTATGGCGGGCGCGGGCGGCTTGGGGGCGGGGGGCTGAGGGGCCGTCGGGGACGACGGCGTTCCTAATAATCGGCTGAGCCAGCGCAGGATCATTTGCCTTTGCGAAACACGTTTATTGCGCCGACGACGGCGAGCGTGGCGCTGATGATCGCCTCTTGATGCGACGGACTTAGCTGGAGACCAAAGGCGGCGGCCAAAAAGATTGCGCCGCGGAGGGTTGAGGACTCGGAGAGTCTGGCGAGTGCGTAGTCGAGGATTTTCATTTGTCTTTTAGGGTTTTGGACTCGATCAGTTTTCTGAATGCGTAGTCGGTTTCGTGGGTGCTCTGGAGGGGGTTGGTTTTTGGATAGTATTGGACGGCGATTGAGACCTTGAGGTCGCCGAGGGCGCCGCGGGATTCGCCGAAGGGCGGGATGGGGACTGTGACGCACCCGGGGAGGAGCGTGAGGGCGAGGAGGGCGGCGAGGGGTTTCATTTTTTAAGGTCGCGCCAGACTTTGAGGAGGGCGAGGAGGGCGGCGAGGAGGCCGACTCCGGCGCTGGCGACTCGGAGGCCGCTTTCGAGGGCGGGGAGGGTGCTGACGACCGCGCCGCCTACCCCGGCGGCTGCGCCGAGGAGGCCGGTGAGGGCGGTTTTGAAGGTGGCGAGGTGCTGGTCCATTAGCTGAGGGCGGCGGCGAGTTGGGAGCCGGTCGTGGCGACGGTGCTGCACTGGGCGAGGCGGTCGGTGTTGAGGGCGGAGACTTTGGCGAGTTCGGCGGTCAATTCCGTGCGGACGGCGGTGGCGACGGTGGACGCGCTTGGGGCAGTGACTCCGGCGATGGCGGCTTCGAGGAGGCTTTGGTCGGCGGGGTCGCTGGGGAGGGCGTCGGTTTTGGCTTTGATGGCGGTGATGTCGCTATTGGCCGGGGCGGTGTAGCTGGCGGAGGCGAGGCGGCTGGAGACGGTGGCGTCGAGGCGGCCGAGTTCGGTGGATAGCTCGGTGCGGACCTGGCTGGCGATGGTGGTGGCGCTGGGGACGCTGGGGGCGTTGGTGAGGGTGTCTACCGTGCCGCCGGTGATGGTGCGGGTGGCGTGCGACCAGATGTCGGCTGGCGTGACGCTGGCGGGGGCGTTGGTGAGGTTGGTGACGGTAGCGAGCGTGCCGGATGGGGCGAGGCGGGAGGAGATGGCGGCGTCGATGCGGCCCAATTCAACGGAAAGCTCGGATCGGATGGCGGCGGGGGTGAGGACTGCGGTGCCGGTGGTCGCATCCACGGGGACGCCGAGGGCGACTGATCCGGCGGCTGGGACGGCACATGATCCGGTCAACGCGCCGCTGGCGTAGCTCACGCCGTCGCGGACATCGGTGGCGGCGGGCATTTGGCCCGTGGTGGCGTCCACCAGAGTTTTTGCGGAGCCTGCATCCACATAGTTGAAGACGGCGGCGTTGGTGGAGACTTTCTTGAGCCGGATGCCGGTTCCGCTGGTGGGCGACATGCCGTAATCGCCGTATTCGAGTTCTTGGATTTCAATGACGCCAAGGCCCGCATTGTTTGCACCGACTGCTGCGGCGAGACCGGAAGTGTTTCCGGGACCGTAGGCGGTTCCTTTTGCTCGCTGCAAATTAACGGTTCCTGTGGAGGCATTATGAATTCCATGCGCTCCGACAGCAGTTCCCCCAACAGAGATTCCAATTACGCTCGCAATACCTGTTGATCCATTTTGAATTCCATAGGATTGAGCAATGCTTCCACCAAAAACATTGCCTGTTAAATTCACGGTTCCGCCAGCAGTATTGTTTGCTCCATTGTTAAGCCCAGCCCCGCCCCCGGTTGCATTTCCAGTAATACTTAATACTCCTGTTGATGCATTATTTGCCCCATATGCCGTGTTACTTCTTAAAGAACCTCCTCCAACTACATTTCCAGTAATATTTAATGTTCCAATCGAAGAATTATTTGCACCCATTGATGTTTGGCCCGGATCACTTGCTGCAGAACAATTTCCTGTTATGTTTAGTGTTCCAGAAGAAGTGTTTGCAGCGGCAACGGCTCCATTCACTGTTCCGCCCGTGCAATTCCCCACAATATACCCAACCGCAGGCGAGGCGGCGGTGAACTGGACGACATTGCGGTTGGTGGTGGTAGATTTGGCGGTGACATTGGCCGTGAGCGTGACACCGTCGTTGAGCGTGAAAATGCCGGTGCCTGCGTTGGAGACTTCATCGCAGGTCGTATTGACGTCGATGGTGATCGTGTGCCCTGTGCTGGCGCGGGCTTCGTCTCCGACTGTCGGGACAACACCGCCTGTCCATGTCGCGCCTGCCGAGAAATTGCCGCTGGCTGCGGAGGTAATGAGGGCCATGGCTTAGAGTCCTTTCGCGGCGAGGAGGGTTTGGAGTGCGGTCTGGATCGCGGCGACGGCGGCTTGCTCGGCGGGGTCGGCGACTTCGGAGAGGTGGCCGCGAAGGAGGCCGATGGCTGCGGAGTCGGCGGTTTCAACCGAGGCGGGGGCTTCGTCGGTGGCGGGGACGAGGCGCGTGGGGACCAATCGCATGGCGATGCTGGCGTCTTGCGAGCCGTCGGCTTTGTAGGTGCCGGTGATGGCGAGGTTGAGGCTGAAGCGGTCGTAGGTTTTGCCGTCGATTTGGAGTGGTGTGGATGCGGTCATGGCGTTTGGTTTTTGGGGTTAGGAGTAGGAAAGATTTGTTTTGTTCGACCAGGCCCCGACGGCGCTGGTTTCGGCGGTGACATCGCCTGCGGCATTGGTGACGATTTTGTAGATGGTCCAGGCGGTGGCGTCTTCGGCGGGGCCGGAGGCGGGGTAGTCGGTCCAGGAGAGGCGGCCGATGTAGAGGGTGGTGCCGGAGACGGCGTGGAGGAAAATGGCGGCTCCGGGGCCGGAGACGAGGGGGAAGACTTCGCCGGTGTGGTCTTTGCTGTAGAGGCGGCGGTCGGCGAGGTTCAAGGCGAGTTCGCCGGTGGCGATCTGAGCGCCGGTGGGGATGCGGCCTGCGACCGTGGTGCGTTTGACCTTGAGGACCATGGAGAAGTTTTAAGTTTTAAGAATTAAGTTTTAAGTGGGGCGGCCCTGGGCGGCGGCGCGGGTTGGGACCGCGCTGCCGCTTTGAGGGGGATGGGGGGCGATCAGAAGGTGCCGCCGTCGATCTCGGTCTCGAGCGCGGTGACGCGGGAGGTGAGAGCTGTGGCTGCGGATTCGATGGTGCCTGCGCGGGTCTCGAGGGTGTCGATGTCGCTCTCGGCTGTGCTGACGCGGGTGGTCAGGGCTGTGGCGGCGGACTCGATGGCGTTGATGTCGGACTCGGCTGTGGAGACGCGGGTGGTGAGGGCCGTGGCGGCGCTCTCAATGGTGCCTGCACGGGTCTCAAGGGCGTCGATGTCGCCTTCGGCTGTGGTGACGCGGCCTGCGAGGGTGGAGGCGGCTCCTTCGATGCTGGTGGCGCGGGTTTCGAGGGCGTTGATGTCGGACTCTGCGGTGTCGAGGCGGCTGTCGAGGGCGCTGTCGGCGGCTTCGAGGGCTGTGACGGCGCTGCTGAGGTTGCTGGAGGCGCTGTTGGCGAGGGTGGTGATGGCTCCGTTCAGCGTGCTGTCTGCCGATTGGAAGGCCGAGACAACTTCCGTGAGGGAGTCGAGGGCTGCGCCGTCCACATTGCTGAGGACATTGTCGATGCGTGTGCCGAGGGCGGCTTCCGCTGCGGTGGCGCGGGAGGTTTCCGAGCTGATGCTGCTGTTCAGCGTGGAGACTTCGGAGGAGAGGTCGGCGTTCGTGGCGAAGTGGCCTTCACCGGCGAGGGCTACGATGCCGGAGTCGAGGCCGATGTAGAGTTTGTCGTCAACCTTGTTGTAGGCGAGTTCGCCGACGGCGAGGCTGGACGGGGCACCGGCTGAACCGGTCAGGCGGCGTTTGATGCGGAGGGTGTTGGGCATGGTGTTTTGGGGGGTGTTTGGGTTTACTGCGGGTTCATCCTAAAACTCACCGCCGTCCGTGTCGGACGAGATGGGCTTGTAGGAAAGGGTGTCCACATCCCAGCGGTGCGGGATGTTGGTATCTGCGGGAAAGTAAATGCGGGCGACGGTGCCGGGGTTCGGGAAATCGGCGACGGAGTCGAAGCGTTGCACATCGTCGAAATCGTCGGGGATGAGGGCTCCGGCGAGTTGGCCGCTGGAGTTGAGCTGCGCCACCTGGGCGGTGGTCGAGATCATGTTTCCAGTGAGGGGATCGAACGAAACTTGCGACATGGTTACGCGAATGGGGGATACTGAACGAAGGAGGTTTGGAGCTGGGCGTTGTCTGTCGTGGGAACGCCGCCGAAATAGGTCATGCGGATGCGGGCGACTGCGGTTCCGGCGAAGGAGTATTCGGTGTAATTGGTGTTGTTCGTGGCACCGACTTTGAAGACTTCAAACTTGTCGTAGAGAGGAACTGGAAATCCGGTGGTGACTCGCAGAGCCCCATCTGATGTGGCTTGGACGGGTTGCACGATGCCAGCAGAGGAGCGGGCGGCGATTTGGACGGTGGGGTTGCTCATGGGGTTACTTTTATTATCGGGTAGGGTGTCAAGGGGGGTTATTGGAACTGCGCGGAGTAGCGGCGGATCTCGCCTTTGCGGAGCCAGGCGTCGTCCATGGCGCGGAGGAGGATGCCTTCGGCGCGGGTGGTGAGGTAGGCGGCTTTGGTTTCTTGGCCGGTCTGCTCGAAGAGGATGGCGGCGAGGGCGGAGGTTTTTATGTAGTCGCCGAGGAAGAAGGGGATGGATTGGCGAATCCAGAAGGCTGGGGCGGTGGGGGAGTTGCCGGTGGTGGCTTGGGCGGCGCGGTAGCAGTCGCCGGTGGGGGGGTGGTAAACGAGTTCGCCGGTGGCGTAGGTGGCGGAGGAGTCGTAGGTGGCGATGGTGAATTCGGGGGCGGGCTGGGCGAAGCGGACCCAGACATTGCCGCCGTGGTAGCCGGTATCGGTGATGATGAGGCGGTCGGCGGTGGTGCTGAATTTGAGGGATTGGGCGGCGGTGGTGTCGGGGTTGGAGGCGTAGACGGCTTCGACGGTGCCGATGGGGTGGGTGCCGGGGCTGTAGAGGAGGATGTAGGGGAGTTCGGCGGGGGCGTTTTGGGAATCCTCGATGTAGGTGGCGGTGAGGCGGTCGTCCCACCGGACATTGAGGGCGGTGTCGATATTGAGGGCGGCACCGGCGGCGTTGGTGGTGATGCGTTTGATGCGCCAGATAGGTTGGTCGAAGGGGGTGCCTTCGATGGCGCGGCCGATGTAGGAGATGGTGCCGGAGTAGTCGGACTCGTAGGTGTAGCCGCCTTCGACGAAGCCGGAGCCGAGGACGATGCGTTCCTCGGTGTGGTGGATTTCGGGCCAATCAAAGAAGTTCCAGGCTTCGTGGATGGCTTCCTGCACATAGTCCATGACCAGCGCCCCGCGATGCGCGTTCTCAGGCAGGGTGGGATCAATCCCGGCCCTGGCCGTGACGGCATCGAGGAGTTGCTGGAGGCGGACGGTTTTCAAGGGTTACTGGCGGGGGGCTTTGTCAAGTGCGCTGGCGATGGGGCTGGAAGCGGCGCGCTGCATGGGAGTGCTCGGGAAGAGGTCGCGGCGCGTGCCCTGCAAGCGGGTCTGGCCCTGCTTGAGCTCGATGATGTCGATCTCCTTTTGGAGCGCATCGACGGCCATGCCGTCCATGTAGGCGGCTTTATCAAACTGACCGTCTTCGCGGAGGGCGTCGGCGGCAGAGGCGAATTTGACATACTCGCTGAGGACGCGAGGGAACGGCTCGGCGTTGCTGGAGGTGTTGAAGAGGGTCGGGCGGATGGTGAACTCCACAAAGACCTCGTTGGGCGTGGCATTTGTGAACTGTGTGGGGCCGATGATCGCGCCACTGTCCGTGACCCAGAAGTTGACGCGCTCGGCGTAGCGGACGACGCGGGGGTCTTGGCGGTAGATGTGCAGGATTTCGCCGATGGGCGTGGCGGCGGTGGTGGGGGAGGTGGCGGTGAAGGTCTGGTCGAAGTCGATGGAGCGCACGAAATCGGTGAGGGTGGCGGCGGAGGTCCAGGTGGCGGTGACGGTGGGGAGGGTGCCGACTGCTCCTGCGTCGGTCTTGCGGTAGTATTGGCCGAGGTAGAAAACTTCCGCGCCGACGGCGTAGGTAGCGGCGTTATCGAAGGTGGGGCGGAACTGGCGCTTCTCGATGGCGGAGAGTTCGGGCCATTTGTAGGCTTCCCACGCAAAGCGGATGCGCGTGTTGATGTATTCGGTGAGGGCGCTCGCGGTGGAGGGCTGGATGGTCTGTGTGGGGTCGAGCCCGATGCGGGCGGCGGCTCCGTCGAGGACGGACTGGAAAGTGACGGCTCTCATAATGGGTTATTGGGGGGTGGGTTGTTGTTGCTGGGCGAGTTTCTGGAGGGCGGGCTGGGCGCCGACGCGGCCGATCTGGGCGTTTTGTTGTTGCTGGAGGGCGAATTGGAACGCCTGCATGCGGGCGTCGAGCATGGCTTTGAAGATTTCGTCTTGCTGGTAGCGTTGTTGCAGGGCGGGGTTGGCCTGGACGATGCCTTGGAGGGTTTGCAGGCGGAGCTGGGCGTTTTGGCCGGATTCTTTGAGGGGGGGCTCGGTGCCGGCGGCGATTTTTGTGAACTGGACTTGCTCGTCGTCGATTTCTTGCTGGGCGGCGGCTTCGACATCTTTGATGAGGAATTCGGCCATGTTGGGGTCGATGGCGGAGAAAAGGAATCGGACGAGGCCGACGCGGTCTACGACGCCCATGACATCGAGGGGGAGGAGTTCTATGAGGCCCTTGATTTTGACTTCGAGGGCTTCGGAATCGAAGGTGCGGGCGTCGAAGTCGAGGCGGAGATCGAATTTTCCTTGGATTTCCTGGCGGGAGGCGCGGAAGGGCATGGGCATGCCGCCGCTGACTCTCACGAATTGAATGTCGTCGAGGTATTGCTGGCAGAGTTGGAAGGTCTGGCCGAGGATAAGCGAGAGGTCGGCGAGCCAGGTGTCAACGAGGTCTTGCTGGGCGAGGAGCGAACGCTGCTGGGCGAGGTCTGCCCGGGGGATGCCGAAATACTCGTCAACATCGCGGCGGGTGGCGGCTTCGATCTCGATGGTGGCGTTGTCTTGGACTGGCGGGGCCATCCAACTGAATTCGTTGGGCCTGCGCTCGGGGAGTTGCTTGGCGGGGCCGAGGACGATGTCCAATTTTCCGCGATTCGCGGGCACTTTGAGGGGAGGAAGGATCGTCAAGGACGCCCGATCACTGCGGAAGTCGCGCTGGGTTTTGATTTCCTGCTGGTGGGTGCTCAGAAGCTCGGGGACGCCGCGGGATTCGATGAGGGGGCGGCTGGTGCGCTCGAGGGGGAGCTCGACAAAGGGATACATGCCGTGCTCGTAGTTCATGGGTTCGGACTTGGCGGCGCGGTCCACGACGCTCGGCTGGATGTGGGTGCAGATGACCTCCATGGCGCCGATGTCTTCGTTCCATTTTTTCTGGTAGACGCGCCAGACTTCGATGAGGTCGCGGTCGTCGGAGAGCAGGATGGTATCGGTCATCCGGTGGAGGTTGCGGGCGTTCCGGCGGTAGACGCCTTTGTGCTTCACGGCTTCCTCGATCCACTTGGGGTCGTAGCCTTCGGTGACTTCGCGCTCGCGGAGTTCGTCCTCGCGGAGGAGTTCGCGGCAGGCGATGAAGGGGGCGCGTTGGAGGTCGTAAGTGCTCGGGGGGAAAACGATGTCCTCCCAAGGCTCGTAGGCTTGCCAGTCGGGGAGGTTTTCGAAGATGTAGGGGGAGTCGTAGGAGAATTCGCCAGTCTCGCGGAGCTTGCGGACATTGGCGACGGTGCCTTGCCCGGGGAGGAGCATGTCCATCTGACGGGCGACGGCTTCTTCTTGGGTGGGGTCGAGGATGGCCTCAATGATGAGGGCGATCTGGGGGTCGCCGGTCTCGGCGAAGGTTTGCTGGAGGGAGTCGAGGCGAAAGGTGAGGACTTCGTTGCGGGTGGTGCGGCGCCAGAAGACGCCCATCACGGCGAGGCCGTAGGTTTCGCGGATATTGGCGGCGAGTTCGATCTCGCGCTTGGTCATGGCGGCGCAGTGGGAGTTGAGGAGCCACTTGATGACGGTCTCGACCTTGCGGCCGGCCTGCATGTCGGTGGTCTCGGTGGGGACGATGGACATGCGGCTTTTGGCGTAGGCCGACTTGAGCATGCGGACCCGCTCGTTGATGACCATGTCGCTCAAGCGTATGCGACTATCTGTCGCCCCATCCCACGGGAATGCGGGCTTGCCGAGGTTGGCGGAGTATTTGCGGCCGGAGTCGTCCTGGCCGGCCCAGAGGCAGTAGCGGAGGTTGTAGTTGAGGTTTTTCCGGGTCCAGTAGTTGGCGGCGTCGGTCTCGGCCTGTTCGACAAGGCCGATGAGTTCGGAAATGGTCTCGTCAGTTTGCATTGGCGAGGCCGGGGTTCACGACGGTAGTGGTGGATGTGGACTGGACGCGAACATGGGGGTTCGCTTTGGCGAATTCCTCGCGGAAGGCCTTGTCCTTCCAGCAGCCGGGGAGTTCGCGGTCCCAATACATGTAGGAGTCAAAATCGATGGACATGGTGTGCTGCCCGAGCCCTTCGACACTGCGGCGGGCCTCGGCGAGGCGGTCGCTGGCGGCTTTGATGCGGCGCTGGCGCATCTCGGAGGTGACCATCTTGGCGTGCCAGCCGACACGGAGTTCCTCTGTGACGAGGGGGGCGAGATCGCCGAGGTCGGATTCGAGTTCTGAGGCGTCCAAGGTGGTGGTGGTTTTTTAGACTGGAAATTGGCCCGCATTTGGGAGGAGCGCCGGAGTTCCGGGGAGTGTGGCGCTCCTCCCTTGCCTTGCGGGGGGAGGCTTTATCAGGCAGTAGGTGCGAACTTGCCGAGAGCCAGGGGGCTCTTGACACAGAGGGCGCAGATCGCGTCCACGATGCCGCGGGGACCACCGCCGCGGTCTTCCAGTTCTTGGAAGCGGGGCTTGCGGTTGTAGCGGAGTTCGACCATGTCCATGTCGAGGACATAGCCGCGGCCGTTCTGGACGGCGGCTGCGTTGGTGGTGGCGTCGGCGGCGAGGAACAGGCTGGGGATCAGCTCAAGGGTGCCGAAGTCGCCCTCGAAGATGTCAACAGTGCTGACGATCTTGTTCTCGTCCTTCTGGTTCAACACGCGGATCGCAGAGGCGACATTCGTGCTGCCGAATTGGGTGCGTGTGAACGAGGTGAACTGGCGCTTGAGCGCCGGGCCGCAGACGAGGCTGTAGGTCGCAACCTTGCCGGTCTGGGAGTAGATGCTCTGGAGCATGTCCTGGATGTGGTTCTCGATGAGCGATGCGGTCGCAGTTGCGTTGATCGAGCCGGTGGGCGTGCGGTAGGAGGCGTTGACCGGGAGGTCGGATTGCGCTCCGTTTTGGATCCAACGGCCGAGACCGCGGGTCAGGTAGGCATTGGAGCCGGACTGCTCGCGGGACTCTTGGTCCGAGCAGAAGGTGGCTTCCATGTCGCGCTTGAGCATTTCAAGGGATTTCGTGACGGCGCGGGCCATTTCGCGGCGTTTTCCTACGCCTGCAACCTCGGAGACATGCTGGGCGAGATCGTCTACTGACGGAACGCGCCTAAACTTCTGGATACGAGCGTTTAGAAGCACGCGAGCGGCTGCTTGGTCTTCAAAGTCGGAGTTTGTGACATCCGAGGTGGAAAGGACGCCAGCGAGCGTAGGGTTGCCGAAGGAATCTGCTTGCCATTGTGTTAGCGGATTAATGGGCTCGGACCCTTTACGGGCCATCGAAACTACGGGGCAGGTTTTTGCATCAACGACCGCGATGAGGTCGCTGAGGTCCTGGCGGATGCCAGTTTGGGAGGTGATGAGTGTAGCGGGCATGTTCTTGGTGGGGGGGTGGTGACTACAGGGCTCCTTCTAAGAAGGCGGCGATGTCGTCGGTTTTTAGATTTGCTCCACGCTCGAAAATCGATTTCGAGGCGGCGCGGGTTTGGATGTCGCGGGCAGGAACTTTCGAACCTTTGGCGGCAGACGGGACGGATGGGGTTGATTTCTCGGGTTTGGCGACGGGTTTTTCGGATTTCTTGGCGGCTTCAAGGCGGGCGAAGCGCATTTGCTGGCCGGCGATAGCGTCGCCGATGACGAGTTCGAGGTTGGGCATCCCGCGAAGGGCCGGGAAGGATTTGAGGGTCTCGCGGAGGATTTGCTGCTCCTGGCTGCCGGCTTGGAAAAGCTGCGGGTAGGCGGCTTTGGCCTCTGGCAGGACGGTCTGGCGCTGGGCGATCCACTGCTGGCGCTTGGGAGCGTGCTCGGTGAGGACTTCGTCGGCGTTTGCCAGGTATTGGCGCACCTGGGCGGGCTCGTAGTAGACTTCTTCGCCTTTGGCGTTGGTCACGGTGCCGCCTTCGAGGTGTTCGAGGGCCCATCGGCGGACTTTTTTGGCGGTGCTGATGCGTTCTTCGAGTTGCTCGGGGGATTCCACATCGGCGAGCGGGTCGGCCGGCGTGGGGGCGAGGGTGACGGGGGGCGTGGAGTCGAGCTTGGTGCGGAGGTCGGAAAGTTCGGCCTCGAGTTGCTCGGCTTTTTCCTCGGCTTCGCGGCGCTTGGCCGTGATTTTGTCGATGCGCTTGAGGAGTTTCTCCTGCGTGGCGCTCGGCGTTTCCTCTTTTTCGTCATCGGCGGCTTCGGATTCCTCGTCTTCGGACTTTTCGTCCTCGGACTCGGTCTCTTGGCCGTCGGTTTGTTCCTGAGAAGGATCGGTTTCCGCTGAGGGGTCTGAATCTGCTGCGGTTTCGGGCTCGTTTTCGGGCTCGGCCGCGGCTTTTTCGGGTTTTTCCTGCGGTGTCTGCTCTACCGGCTCAAGGTCAAAGCCGATTTCGGCGGCGATGTCGCTGAGTGTGAGCGTGTCTGCTGTTTGGGGTTCTGGGGTTTGCGTCATGGTATCCACCAAGTGGGTCAGTGCGGGATTAAGGACCGGCACAGTGGGTCCTTGATTCCAAAGTGCCTGACGCAAACGGGGTTCGTCACGGGGGTGCCGCCCAAATCAACAGAAACCAACAGAAATCAACAGAAACCAACCGAAAAAACCTGCCTTTCAGTGCATTAAAAAGCCCTGCATATTTCTTGATCAAAGAATATGCAGGGCGAAAAAATGGTCCGATGGGGGCCAGGTCGCTCGGTTGCTGGATGCGCTTCCCCGGAAACCACCCGAAGGTGCCAGGTAAGGGTCTCGGCAACTCTTTCGAGCGCCTACACACCCGCCTCCAGCTACGACTTAGTAGCGGGCCGCCCTCGCTGCCCCACCGGAAAGATCAGTATAGCATATCAGCCCTGCTTGCTCGCCTCTTCGATGGATTGGAGGAGGTCGGCGCGGAAGGCGGTGAGGGCGTCGAGGGCGCCGGCGCAGTGGGCGAGCGTGCCGGGGTTCTGGGCGGTCTGGATGGCACGGACGAGTTCGGTGGCGTCGTCGATGTGGTCGTCGAGCCGCTGGAGGATGCCTTGGACGGCGAGGGGTTTGATCCCGGGCATGCAGAGGGCGGATTTGAGGTCGTCCTCGTTGAGGCGCTCGGGGGTCATGTAGCGGATGGTTTTTTTGATGGTGATCATTTGTTTGATAGTAAATTGCGGATGAGGTTGTATACCGATCTGTGCCTAAGAGCTTTTTTTGTATGCGTTTTGGCAGATTTAAATAAAATTTCTTTGTAATGTTTTGCAGAGCATTTAGGACACTCTATTTGCTGGCCGTGGCAGCGTTCATCGTCAAAGCATTTAGAGTGCTCCTCTAAGTATTCAGCTTCATTGCCTCTATCGGTGCACGATTGCGCTGCTCTTTCTGCTCGTCGCGCATCTGTGTCCAATCGCATTAAAATAGAAGTTGCTTCTGATGGGTCTTCTGGTCGCGGAATTTTAAATCCACACTCTGGGCAATGATTGTAACGAACGGCTAATATTTTCCCGCAGCACTTGAATCTGTTGTATCCGTATTGTTGCATGTTTTATTGGAGTTGGAATTCGCGGCGGATGACGGTGAGGCTGAAGGTGTGGCGCATGCCGGGGGGCGAGGGGATGGGGCGCAGGAGGCCGGCGTCGAGGTAGGTCCTGTAGGTCTGCTCGGTGATGCCGAGGAGGTCGAGGACATCGCGCTTGCGGAGGGCGTTAGTAGCAGCCGCCGCCGGTGACCTGGAGCTTGCCGGCGACATCGTCGACTCCGCTGGCGAGGAGGTAGCGGAGGCAGTCGATGGGGTCTTTGCTGGCGCCCTTGGGGCCGTCTTTGCCGGTCCATTCTTTGAGGGCCCAGATGGTATTGGTGCAGCGGGCGCTGATGTAGAGGTGCGGTGCGTTTTCATGGTCGATGGGTTTTTGGTCGTCGTAGTAGAGGTGGTCGTTGATAAAGGCGATGCCCTCGGCGATGTTCTCGGCGGGGCAACTGCGGAAGGGCATGCCTTTTTCGGCAAGGTCTTCGAGGAGGGTGGTGGCGGTCTCGCGGGTGCCGACGACCACCGTGTTCCCGTAGCGGGAGTCGATCCAGCGTTCGAAAACCTCCACGCCGTCGATGGCCTCGATGCGCTGGATTTCCTGGATGTAGGTCTCGAGCCCGAAACCCATGGGGGTCTGGCCTTCGCCGGGTTCGCCGTCGGATTTTTTGCCCGAGGAAATGGCCCAGGTGCCGGGGTAGCCGAAGCCGGGGATGTATTCGTCCTCCTGCGGCCATTCGCGGTAAATCCACTTGCGGCCGGCGGCATCGACCTTTGCCCAGATCATGAACCAGGGCTTCGTGCCTGCGGGATCGCAGAAGTGGTAGACGGTTCCCGTGGTGGGAACTTTATCGGGCGGGACGACATGCACGCCTTCGCGGAACCGCGGGAAACAGGTGGCGGTGGCTTTGACGGGGACGCCGTAGGCGCGGCAGAGGATTTTCTCGCGGGGCTGGCGGTCGAGCTCGACCTTCATGCGGTCGTAGCCGGCCCAGGGGTTGAGTTTTGTGTGGAAAAAATAAATCGCGGCTCGGCGGGTGGTGCATTGCTGGGAGACGGGGACCAACTCAAAGCCGGTGCCGGATTTGTCGGGGAGGAGTTCGGCGGGGACTTCTTCGAGGGTCTTGGCGCCTTGGAGGTATTGTTTGACCGTGGGCGAGTAGCCTTCGACCGGTGTGAAGGTGACGACGAGGATGCCGTTGCGGTCGAGGAGGCGGAATCGGATGGTTTCAAGCCAGTCGAGAGGGACAAGCTCGTCGCACCACGCTATGTCGATCTCGCCGCCTTCAATCGTGCTGATGTCCTGGGAGTAGTTGCGGAACCAGCACTGGCTTTTGTTCGGGAGGACAAAGGTGTTTTCGGAAAAACCGTTTTTCTGGGTGTAGCTGATGTTCGTGATGCGGTCGCGCTTGGCCGTGCGGAGGTCCTTCGGCATGAAATTCCACAGGATCGGCTGCTGCATTGACACGGAGTTGTCGTTGGTCTGCTGGAAGCACCAGGCGCGGCTCTCGGGCTTGTCGATCAAGGTCCGCATGACGAGCTTGCCGGCCCATGTCGATTTGCCGGAGCGGTTGCCGCCGAGGACCAAGATGTCCTTGTATTTCCTCGCCAACTCTTCCGCCCGCGCCCAGTGGTCGGGCTCGTAGCCGTAGGCAATCGGGTCGTCCTTCTCCAAGGCGATCCGGTGCTCGCGCTCGGCGAGGAGGCGCTTGGCGCCCTCGAAGTCGGCCTGGAACTGCTGGGGCGTGATAAACGGCAGGAGCGGGTGGTAGCTTTGCGTCATTCGGGGTCTTTGGTGAAGGCGGATGTCTCGCGTAAAGTCTTGCGAAGGGCGCGGATGACGGCCTGGGCTTCAAGGAGCTGGTCGTTGACGGCGGCGAGTTGCTTTTGAAGGTCGCGGTTTTCGGCAAGGAGGGTGTCGCGGGTGCGGAGCAGCCGAGCGAAATTGTCGTCACCGGCTTCGCAACGGGGGCAATCAGTCGTAGGCAAATTCCGGGCGTTGTTTAGGTCGCGCAGCGGGTTGTCTTCGATGGTGTTCATTTGCAGATTTTGTCGATGGCTTGTTTGATTTCGTAAAACATGAAGGACACAATCACCTTGTGTGCTTCTTTGCTGGGCAGTTGACGATTGACTTCCCGTTCCCAGTTCCACCGGTCCCGATAGGATTTGATGGTTTCCGGGTCGAAGGGGTCCGGAAGTCCGTGGCTGGCAATGATGGAATCCAGTTCCTTTCTTGGCAGGATGTTGTCATTTTTGCGGGGCCGTGGTTTGGGCTTCATCGCACCGCCCCTCCCCCGCACAACGGACACACATCGAACCTCGGCGCCGCCGCCTCCCGCGCCGCGGCCACCACCGCCACAGCAAAGACCAGCACCGCCAATCCCAAAACAATGTGCGCCGGTTTCACTCCTGCCCTCCTCGCAGCAGGGCGTTCGTCTTCGGCTTGGCGTCCACATACACGCCCTCCCCCACCCGCTCCACCATCAGCTTTTCGTTCGCCCGGTAGAACCGGTTGTCCCGCACTTGGACCATCAGGGTTTCCTCCTCGCCCATGTCCACGATCATCAACCGCGTGTTCCGCGGCTGCCTCACTCGCGCCACCCTCGCCGGCTTCGGCCATTCGGGCGCTGTCTTCTCTTTTGTAGTTGCTTTGCTCTGCGGTTTTTTCATAAAAAATTTCCGATGGGGTGACCAGTGGGGGGAAAAATTGGAAACCCACAACGGCACCCCCCTCCCCCCCGGGGGTGGGTCATAACATGAGATAATCTACCAAATGAATAGTTGTGGCAAGGGGTGCTGTTGTTCATTTGCAGGGGTTTACGCAATTACTCATTATCAGTCTCAACATCAGGGTCGTCCTCTTGAGAATCGGGGGCATTTTTTAGGGGGAGCGGAGCAGGTTTTGACTCGGGCGACTGCGGGGCTGGACTGGTCTCCACGGGGGTAAACTCACCCTCGATGACTGGCATCTTCGGGATGCTGTTGATGAGCTCCTCGTAGGACATGGCGTCGATCTTCGCCTTGATGTTGATGGCGATCTGGGCTGGGCCTTCGGAGTCCTTGACCTTGTCGTGGGCGATGCCGGCGGCGAGGATGCGGTCGGAGGGGCGGAGCTTTCGGAGGGCCTCGGGGTCTTGGAATGTATCGATGACGGAGTCCTGAGCGAGACGGCGGATGGTGCGCCACTTGTCCACGCTGACCTCTTTGTCCTTGTCTTTTGTTTTGGGGTGGTTCGCGATGATGCGTGTGACGACTTCCTGCTGTGTCCCGAGTCGTTCTTGGATGTTTCTGGTAGTTAGACCCGCAAGATAGAGCTCGGCGACGATGTCGCAGAGGTTGGCCATGTCGGTGGAGAGCTTGGACCAGTCGATGTCCGGGGATGTCTCCTTGGCTTCGGCTTGGGCCTTCTCGATCTTGGAACGGCCGGCAGAGTTGACGGCGCGGATTTTGTTTTCCTCGTTGCGGGATTCCTTCCAGGCAACGGCCTCGTCGAATGTCTGGGGGCAGCCCACCTCGAACCACTGGGTGGCGGTTTGAGGCGCCACATTGAAATGAGCGGCGAGCCGGACGGCGCAGGCCCAGGGTGTTTCGAGCTTCTTGACTTTGCGGGTGGGTTTCATGGGATTTCCAGAATTCAGAATTGTTGGACAAACTTGGGGGCATGGGGTGAAGTCCAACCAATCGATGTTTGTCCAGAATCATCCCCCTTTAGGGGGATTTCTGGACAACGATTGTTGGACAAACCCTGCCGTGTCCAAAAATCGATTTCTGGACACATTTCTGGACAATTGTTGGACAAGTTAATTTGAGCGGAGGGCGTCATAGATTTTCGATTTGGAGATGCCGTATTTCTTCTTCATGGCGGAGATAAAGGCGCCCATTGGTCCTGTGTGTGCGGCGTGCTCGGCCTTGAGTTGGATGAGGTCGGCAGCGGACAGAGAATGCTTGCGGCCGGCATGGCCCTTGGCGCCCGCGGGCTGCTCTTCCTCGTCGAGCTTGCCCGCTTCCCAATGCAGCCCCTGCTCGGCGTGTTGGAGGACGAGGGTGGTGACCGGCAGGCGGTGCTCGTCCACCACACCGGCGCGACCGCCGCGCTTGGCCAGCAAGAGCTTGAAGGTGCCTTCCTCTTTGGTCGTCTGGAGCACAGCGATAGCACGCGCCCAGTTGGTCAGTTCGCTGGATCCCAGCCCGATATAGGCGTAGTCATTCGCGTTCCAATGCGCCCGGGCCTTGCTGTCACTCTGCGGCTTGCCGGTGTGGTGGCTCCACACCCACGCAAAGCCATTTTCAAAAGCGATGGGATTCAGCACACCGCGCAGGAACCTGCTCGCCACCGACTGCTGCGAAATATCATCCCCCACAAACGAGAGCAGCGGATCTCCAAAGACAAGGTCCACCGACCGCTCCCGCACCAGGTCCCGCACCACCGCGCCGAATTCCTCGCCCGCGGCCGCCGTCACCCGCACGAACTCCAGATTCTCGTTGAGCATCCGCAACGCCTCGTCCTGCGGCATGCCCGAGTGCGCCACCACATACGACATCACCCCCTGCACGATCTCCGCCATGTCGCCCTCGTCGTTCTCCGCCTGTATGTAGAGACTCTTGAGCGGCCTCGCCGGCTTGATCCCGAAAAATGGCAACCCCAGCGCCCAGGTCATCGCCGCCTGCACTGTGAGCGACGACTTGCCCACGCCCGACTGACCCACCAGCAGCAGCTGCCCGCCCTTGCACACCCACCTGTTCCCCAGCAGCGTGCTCGGATCCGCCTTCGGCTCGAAAGCGAAGAGCCCCTTGATCGTGTGCCGCTCCACGCCCGAACCCCTCACCGCCCGCAGCTTCTGGAGCGCCTTCGCCGCCTCTTCCGGCGCCACCTGCCCATCCACCAGCGCCTGCCCTATCTTCGTCGCCTTCCGCGCCGCCGCAGCCTCCGCGATGTCACTTAAAAACTCGCCGATGATCTGCCCGCCCTGCGGATTGTATTGCAGGGCGTCATTCCCCAGCAGCAGCTCATCCCGCCAGTCCGGCTTGCCGGCGTCCTTCGCCACCCGTCCCGCCAGTTCCAGCCAATAGCTGTTCTTCTCCACCTCCTCGAGGATCGTCACCACCGAGACCGGGCGCCCGCGGTGCCGCAGGTTCAGCGCCGCCGCATAGAAGATCCCGTGCAGCGTCGAGGTGAATGTCTCCGGCTCGATCACCGCCTCGTTCGGCACCCCATCGAACCCGCGGGCTCCGATGTAGCCCACGACGGCGCTTTCCTTTTCCGGGTGCGAGAGTTTGGCGGTCATTCTTATTCCGTCGATTTCGATGGGTTTAAAATCCTCACCCCTGCTCCACTACCCCGTCTTGCAGTCGTTCCAGGGCATCCTTCGCCATTCGCAACGCCCGCGCCTTGTCCGAAGACCACCCCAGCAAGTGGAACACTGTGCCGAACGCCTTGGTGCTCTCATCCCCCACGACCACTCGCCCCGCATACACCGGCCGGCGCAGGCTGCGGAGCGTCTCGATTCCGTATTGGAACCTCAAAAACTCATTCTCGCACTCGGGGTTGTGCCGCTCGACGAGCTGCACCTTCTGTTTCTTTTTGTTGGTTTTCATGTGTTTGTCAGTTCTTCTATTAAAACGCGAAAAGCTCGCTCTGCTGTTGCTGGCACGACTCCGTTGCCGAGGAGTCGCAGTTCGTCGGTTCGATTGTCACAGGAGACGCACAGCTCGGCATAACCCAGCCCACCGGCAGGCCCATAAGGGTCTCCACCCAGCGGGGGTTCAATTTGCCCGCCATGTTCATTTTGGTCAGTTGTGCAGGGATCGTTTTGTGGGTCGTTGAATCTTGGTTGATGTTGTGGCCGTCTTGAAGTTGCGGCGTTGCCCACGCTTTCGGAGTCGCACCAACTTGATTCTGTAGGTAGATTTGCGTCGAGGTGTTCTGGTTCTTCTCCTCTGCTACGGACGGGGTGCGCCATTGCTTCTCCTTCGCATGAACAAACTCGCCCAATGTTGCTTGTCCGCTGGCCATCCTCTTGATGTTGCTGTCCGCATCGGGACTGCTCTTCCAGTCGCAAGCTCTCGGCGTTGGAAATTGCTCCTGCATCACCGCAATCGGTAGGGGTCGATGTAAATTGATCCCCTCCGCAGCTTTCCTGATCCTCCTCGCCTCCCAAGTCCCCAAAGACTCGCTCACCATTCCATCCAGGCTTCTTGCTGTCGGCCACAACCCTTGGCGGCTCCCATCCGTGCTGGGGTTCGCCGGGGCGGCTTGGCCATACTTGGTCATTGCATGGTGCAGGCTCACCCCGTGGAACCCGCCCTGCTCCAGATTGTTGTCCTTGCGTAACACAACCCCATCCCTGTGGTTCGATGTGTCCGGCGTCGGCCAGTTCGCCGCATCCTGCGTCACCACCGCGCAGAGGTAGCCCTTGCCCAGCATGTGGTCGTGACTCTTGGAGCCAATCGGCCCAGTGTCCTTGTATTCGCTGGCTCTTATCGTAGGCCAGGATGAAGACCCGCTTGCGCTGGTGCGGTGCGCCGACTTCAGCCGCGCTGAATATTCCCCACGCCGCTTTATAACCGATTGATTCCAGCTCTCCAATGACTTCTCGGAGTCCGAGGGAGATGTGGCCTTCGACATTTTCGAAGAAGCAAATGCGGGGTTGAAGAAGTCGAATTCCGTCTGCGATAAATGGCCAGAGGTGGCGAGGGTCGTCTGTGCCGAGGCGCTTTCCGGCTGCGCTGAATGGCTGGCAGGGATAGCCCCCAGTGAGGATGTCCACGCGGTCACGAAACTCTGACCATGGGAAGGATTTAAGATCCGTCCAGATAGGTGCCGGGTCCATGAGTCCCGCTTCCATTTTTGCGACCAGGTTCGCGCAGGCGAAGGCTTCGATCTCGCAAAGAGCGACCGTGCGCAGATTTCGGATAACTCGGTGCAGTCCAAGCTCAATGCCGCCGTATCCGGCACATAGGCCGATGTGTGTAATTGGCGCGGGAGTATCCACATTCACCTTTCCTCCCTCACGACCTTGTCCATCGCATAAACCCCCACAGCCAACGCCGCCCACAGGTGGCTCTTCATGCCGTAGGTCGGCCCCGGGTTCTTCTTCGTCCCCTGCGGCCCGAGGCGGTCGATCAGCGCCTGCCGCACATTGGCATCCTTCGCCCGCGGGCTGTGGCACAGGTGGAGCTTCACATCCCTCCGGTAGACGAGCTGCACCGGCTGGCGGGCGATCTCAGCGAAGCGCCCGATCCACACGCAGGTTTCGAAAACCTCCCTGCCCACCGCCATGCCGTAGCTGGCAATCATCTCACAGGCGCACAAATCATACTCCCGCCCGATCAGCACCTGGCGGATGTCCGCATTCGGCCAATGGGCGGCATCGATCACTCGAGCACCGTCCCACAGGACAAACGCCGAATCCGTAGTTCCAGGGTCGATGGCGAGGATCGTCATGCCATCTCCTTCAGCGCCTTCTGCGCCCGCGCCATCCGGCGCAAGTATTCCACATTCTCGTCAATCCCCTTGTCCATCGGCGGCCGGCAATACGGCAGCACGGCCTCCAGCGCCTCGTAGAGTTCCTCCCGCTCGGCACAGGTGGGCCCAATGCCCGGGTGGTCCTGCCACTCCACATCACAGGCGGGACACCTAAACGGCGCGGCCTTCAAAGCGGTGAGCATATCCACAATCTTCATGCCAACTCCGGCAGCCGGCGCTCCTGCCGCCATTCCAGCACCAAGTCCCGCACCCGCTCGAGCGTGTATTGGCACGCCGTCACCTTGCGTCTTTCGAAATGATTGGTGCTGTCGTTGTAAACCTCGGCCTGCCACTCATGCAGTTGCCCGCCGTGGTGGTTCAACTCGCTGCGGATTTCAGACAACAGGTTGTCAATCAACAGCAGCGCATCCAACCCCGCGAGGGCATAGGAATGCTCGTGCATCTCTTCCGGCAGTTCGTATTTGAGGATCGCCTTCACAGGTCAGAACGGGATGTCGTCGCCGTCCTCGGTTTTGGTCTTCATGGCCGGCGCCGGCGCGGTCCCGCGGATGGCGGCGAGCTTCTTGTCCCAACCGGCCACCTCGTCCTCCTCCACATCCGCCTTCTTGCTCGGCGGGTTGATCCACTTCGCCTTGTAGCGGGTCTCACCGTTGTATTCCTCGGCGGTGACCGTCACCGAGACGAGCGCCCCGGCCCAACTCACCTTGCCGGCAAAGAGGGCGTCGAATGTCCAGCCCAGCCCGAAGAGTTCGTTGAGCGTCTTGAATGTCCGCTCCTCGGCGGCCTCGGTCAGGTATCCCTGCCAGACCACCTCGCGGTCCTTCTGCGGCCCCTCGTCGGTGATGATGAGCGGCACGCGGATGAACTGCTTGCCCGAGCTGGTTTCTCCCAGCCACCCGTTGCCGGGTTGCTTGACTTTCGCGAGGTATTTCCCCTCGGCGTTGACATACTGCTTTTCTGGTTTGTTCATAGATTATTTCTGGTTTTGAATTCGCTCATGGCAAAGTTTCGAAAAGATTTTAAAAGAATCTTCAAATCGTTTGTTTTGAATTTTATCTAAAACTTTTTTGCTTGGCATAATGCCATTTTCAATATCTCCGGCCGCTATCCTTATTCGCGCCGCCATGCTGCGCTCTTCGCCCTTTGCTATGGTTCTCAGTGCTTCAGCGACCAACCACCTTGCCCGTGTTTTATCGTCAGGCAGCATTCTTGGATCGCCGGAAAGACCTGAATTGAAGTATGATCTATCCATTGAGTGCCTTCTGTTTCTTGCGGTCTTGCAGGAGCCGTGTGGTCGGTTTGCCCACGCGGATGTGTGAAGTGAGGGGTTGGACGCCGAGCGAACCCGCCCAGGCTGCAAATTTGGCCGAACCCATTTTCCCGCCCATCGCCTCGATGAGTCCCTCCAGCGGCGCCGAGGCTTCCTTGGCCACATAGAGAATCCCGTCCGCGTCGTAGTATTCGCTCGGCGCGGTCTTTGAGAGTTTCCAACCCGGCACCTGTTCGCCGGCTTCCAGCATCTCGCGGATTTTTTCCAAAGCAGGCTCGGCGATTTCCTTCTCCACCGCCTTCCACTGCGCCGCGAATTCGGCCAGCATGCGGAGGTCGCCGAAAAGTCTCTCCCGCATCTCCGAGAGAGTCGCACGCGGGGTGTAGACCACCGCCAACCCATCCTCCACCGGCTTCACCACCGCAGGGCAGGTATCCTTGCGGGCGCACCAGTCGCAGTAGTCACACGCCCGCGGCTGCGAGTTCGGATCCCGCACCTCGGCCAGCACGGTCTCAATCGCCCGCTTCGCCTCGGCGTATTCGAAGATGTAGCTGACGACCTTCTTGTGGTCCGTGTAGACCACATGGCCGGTCCAATCTTGGGCAAAGGTCCGCTCCATGCAGGCGAGGGCGTAGGCGGCGAGTTGGTGGTAGTAGTCGCGGAGCTGGCCGGTCTTGATGTCAGCCACCCACTGCAACTTCCGGTTGAGCACATCCGCCGTCCCCACATGGCTGATGCCCGGCGTATGCATGGCCAGGTATTCCTCCCGCGTCTCCAGCTCCCCCGTCATCTTGTAGCTCTGCAACAGGGCGACCGCCCACTCCGCCGGCCCCTTGTCCTCCGGTGTCAAGCCCTCCAGCAGGGAGCGGTCGCCCTCCAATGCCCTGCGGATCGCCGCATCCATCCGCGTTCCCCTCTCCGCCGCCGGACCCACCGGCCCCGACTTCGGAAGATACTTCGGGCACGCCGCCAGTTTCGGCAGTGTGCTGTGGCGAATGACGGGCTTTCCCGTATCGGCCGAATTTTCTTTTGCGTGGTGCATATTTTTTAAGTGCTGTGTTGAGTGCCGTGTCAAACTCCCGCAGGCTCGGAAAACCGAACCCCGTGCGGGCGTCGGCGAAGGTCAGGGGTTGGAGCCGCAGGGCATAGCTGCCGTCCGGCATCTGCCGCACAAACGCCTCCAAATCCCCGTCCATGTCAGGCGGCCTTCGCCTCCGGTTGCTGCTGTTTGCTGAATTCGGCGACCGCTTGCAGGAATGCTGGAATCTTCCCAGCCACCCGCTCCTCGAAATACTCGGCCGCGACGCGCCAAGTGTGGCCGGGTTCGATTTGCTTGCGGGCGATGAGGAACGCCTCCACCTCTGCTTCCTTCCCGGCAAACGCCGCCGCAAAATCCTCCAGCCGGTCGCGGTCCCGCAAAGTATCGTTAATCGATACCGGCTCGGCTGAAACCGGCGCCGGCAGGGCTTGCAGCTCCGCATTCACCGACTCAATCCGCGAGTCGTAAACCGTCACCCGCTGCGGCGAGAATTCCTGCACCTCTTCCGGCGCATACATGCCATTCAAAACCGCGGGGAAAACCGCCCGCACCCCTTCGCTGATGACCCTCGCCCGCAGCATCTGGCGCGGGTAGCTTTTCCAGTTGTCCTTCCCGCCCAGCCCAGCCGTTTTTGCCCGGGCCATGTCCCAGTCGATGCGGAGGCTGCCGCCCTGCGGGTGCGAAAAGGTCGCGCTCACCGATTCGTTCGTGTGGTCGTGCCACTCCACCCGCCCGCCGGCCTGCTGGAACCTCGCCAGCATCGCGTCCGACTTGAGCGCCGCCCTGCCCTGGATGAT